ATGGAACGTGCGTTTCAAAACAGATGCGAGCCCAGAGCGGCGAAGCCGTTTAAAATCCTGAAAAAACGTTCAACCACCAGTGTCGCAAGCTATCAAGTCAGTCCGCATACAGCAAGAATCTTCAAAGAAAACGAACGGCTGATTGACGAGTATAAACGAAAAAAAGCATGATCACACTAAAAGGACAAGGGAAAACAGCTCTTGTCCTTATTCCTTTTCTTAAAGGGTTACATATAATAAATACAAACAGAGGATAATGTCAGGTGATACAGTGAAAAAATTGGTGAGGCGTGTGAAGTTTGTTGATTACGGAAGGTTTGGGCTTTCCGGGTACTCGCTTCGGGTAAGGGAGCGCAGTGCTGGAATTATTAAAAAGTTGAAGAAGAAAAAATAAATCCCGGAGCAGCTCCGGGATTTTTATGGTCTTTGATCAGCTTAATTGCGCTGCGATCTTCTCTTTCGTCGCAGGCCCGTAGATACCGTCAGCAGTTAGACCGTTAACAGACTGAAAACGGGCAACTGCGTCAGCTGTTTTCGGTCCGTAAACGCCGTCAATTCCGTTGTTAACAGCGCCTTTATCAGGGTAAAAATACAGAGCCGCAAGTGCTCGTTGCACCTGAAAGACGTGTTCTCCTGAGGTATAAGGTGTTGTCAATTGAATGATACCATCAGGGAGCGGATAGAGCTCGGGTTCTTCAGTGGACGATGGAGCACTTACAATTAATACTTGACCAACGCGAATAAGATTCGGGTCTTCGATATTGTTCCACTCTTGCAGCTGAGCAACCGTAACACCAAATGCCCTCGCTATGGATGTAAGTGTGTCGCCCTGTTTCACGACGTAAGTTTGGCTGCCGCCTCCCCCAATTCCTGCTTTGAACGAATCCCACGTATCTAACAATTTTCGCGGACATTCCTTCCCTGACCAATACTTATGAGGGACGACATTGGCGAGACTGATATTATGTTCAGCCATTAATGTTTTGATGAGCCACTGGGCATTTGCTGTTGCTTTTTCAAAATCGCCATCGGCATTTTCGCAAATTTCAATTCCGATAGAAGCCCGGTTGCCGCTGCCATTTCCGTCTCCCGCATGCCAGCCGTTTTCATTCAAAGGCAGATGCTGATAAATTTCTGTATCATCAACTGTAAAATGCCAGCTTGTCGTCGTATCAGGATTTTTCAAATAGCGGGCATGCGCTGCAGCATCCGCTCCTACTGCGGTATTCGCTGTATTGTGCACCGTAATGTAAAGCGGCGTCATTGCGTAGCCTGGACGGTTATTTGCGCCAACCGGAATAAAGTCTTGGATAATGTTAACCATTTTCATCTCTCCTTATTTCGTCAGATTATTGTCCCTTAACACGTCGCGCTGCTTTTTCCCTTTTTCTGTTACGTAGTTGTTTTTAAACCAAGCGATAAGTGTCGTTCCAATTGTAAATACGATGGAACCGGCTGAATAAAGAGCGTCAGCGAGCTGATTGACCTGCTCCTCCTGAATGTCCAATGGTGATTTGCCGAGCATCAGCATGGTCTGGTTGATTAAAGCAATTAAAAGAAGCACCGTCCTGATGACCGTGCCCTTGTCAAACGTGTTCATGAAAATCCCCCTTTAATGCTGCAGCAGGCTGTACATAATGGCGATGGCTCCGCCAATGATGCCTGTAGACACTGCTGTAATGATGGCACCTGTGATGGTGCGTTTAATCCACGTAGTGTTTTCTTCAATTTTGTTTAATTTTTCGTTCAGCGTCATGATTTGCTGGTCTTGACGGTCAGACACGCGTTCTAATGCGGAAACCCTCTGCTCAAGTGCTTTGTGCTCGCCTTTTATGTCTGCTAAGTCCTGCTGAAACACATTCACATCTGCCTCTTGCTGCATTATTCACTCCTCCTTCACATGCAGATCACCTCCCTTCCGAGAGCCAAAACTGTTATGAAACAGCGGTCCCTTTTACCGAGAGAGTACCGCCGGTGATACTGACGATCTCCATGATGACCTCCTTAAACCCTTTAATATCGAAGGCCCATGCCTCAGCTTTTCCTAATGTACTCAAAGCAGAGGTGGCATCATCAGTTTTCACGCCTCTGATCGGCAGTTTCTGCCCTGACACCGATTTGCCCCAAAATTTGACTTCGCTCATTTCCGCTGTGCCGTAGATTTCAACGAGTAAATGCGCGGCACCGTCAACAGGTAAAGCTGCCCCCTCGCCGGCGGACTCTGCATTTTCATGAAAGACAAAGTCAAATGTTTTGCGAGCCTCGACTTTCAGCCGTCCATCGTGTGTTTGATTCTCCGCAAAGTCAATCTGTAAAGGCGTTTTTCCATTGACACGCACATCCATCTCACCCGCACCGACTGATTGGTATAATACAAACTCAGATTGCTGAAGATTCCCGTTCACATAGCGGAAACGGTAATAGCGTTTAGAAAGATATACCCAGTCCGTCGCTGTCAGGACACCTGCTGCGACATTAACTGCTGCTGTCGTTGTCCAAACATTGTTATTGTCACTTTCTTCTATAAAGAGCGTACCTTCACGATCTGCATACGCCCAGCCCTTCACTTTCGAAATCAGAACTGCGCCAAGCCTGTCCTGTCCGAGCTGACTGTATGCCTCAGTAGCCTTTAAAGCAGCATTTGTTAAAATCTCCGCTACGCCTGACAAATTCGAAACAGGTGTCACAAAATCATTTTTTCCTCCTCGATAGGGCTTTACAGCGCCGGCTTTTCCAGTCCTATCGAGAGGAAATTCATATTGATACTTCACCATCTTCATCCTCCTTTGATCTAAAAACAGGCAAAATAAAAAAGCCTTACTACATGGCTTTACCGGTAATTTCTTTATACTGGTCAGCTGTGATCAGCTTTTTGTTCACACCCTCTGCCAGATCCTCAATTGAACAGTCTTTATATGCTAATGCTTGTTTTACCATATCTGCTGTCGCCCACTCATAATAGAGGGCAAGCACCCAATAATTCATTCGGCAAGATCTCCTTTCAAGGAAAGTAATGATAGCTTTATATCTGACAACTCGTTACCTAATGTTTTGTTCAATTCTTCAAGCTGCTTGCGTGCCAGCTTTTCTTGTGACAATTCTTGAGCGAGAAGCTCCACCTGATCAGGCGGCTCGTACGGCGGGTTTTTTTGTGATTCCTCCCACCAGGATTCGAGTTCTGCCTGAGTCGGCAACGGCGCCCGGAGATTCCATTTCTCAATGTATGAACCGTTCCCGTCATTACGCAATTCAAAATCCTTTCTCGATACTGCGTTTGGATACTTGTACATAATGGCATCATATAAGATCATAAAGGTACCTCCTAAACTCTCGGGTAATTTCTTCCGCCAAGCTCCAGAACATCAAAATAATTGAGAGCTCCATTCGAATCTGTAACATATCGTGTTACATCTCCAGAATAACCAACATAAACATAAATTTCAACATAATCTCCTGCATCAAGCGGAACTGTAACAGATCCAGTAACAGTTGCATTAAACTCATTATCACTGTTATTGGAAGGGGTAGGCATTCTAAATTGATTCATTAATTTATACTTTGTGCCGTTTACATAAACATATAATTCAAAATTGGAGTATCGCTCAGTATTTTCTATATATAAACTAGCACTGACTAAATGCATTCCTGCATGACTGGCTACAAACCTATTGTTTTTTGTATCAAACAATTTATGGCTATCTTTTATAATACGGTTATATTTAATTTTGTTATTTTCTCCTTTAATAAGAGCTTGACGCCCAGTAGTCCCAATATTAGCGTGAGCAAACCCTGATATCTTTTGCCACGCAGTCCAGCCGGAACCACTCCACCAGTGACGAACCCACGTTCCAGTACTATCAATATAACTATTTGATTCATTTCCTGTACCGTAAAAATATTGAGTAAATCTAAAATCACTGTATTTCTCATTTTTTACAATTCCATAACCAAGTGGATAACCTGTAGTATTTCCTTGACCAATATCCATTAGTGTTAACCCTGGAGGATATTCATTCCCCCCAGTTCTTGCGTCTTGTATTGCATTAGAGCCTGTAAGAACTGTTAATTTATTATTCGTATAATTAGAGTCAACATAGTTTTTAGCATCAGCTAGCGCTTTATCTGCTTTGGTTTGAGCACTTACCTCAGTCTCGATCTTATTCCAGCCTTTAAACACGCCGTCTGTATGGATCGTTGCCGTCCAAAAGGTTCCGTCATAACTTCTAGAGGCCAAAATTGTTTTTCGTCCGCCTCCCTCTGTTTCGATAACATCATAGTTATACCATGATCCATCTCCTGAAACAGGATTATTTGTTATGACGTTCCCTAATGCATAGTAAAAGCCAGAGGGTAGTGTTAACAAGTCAGTCCCATCTGGGATTTTAGTTCGGCAACCTTGAGTATCTGTTAATCTATATAGTTGTGCATTATTCCATTTGTCTTTATCCGATTTTGTTACGTGGATATCTGTTTTATTGGCATGTGCATCTACTTTGATCTGTGAGCCTTCAACCGATTCGATCTCACGCCAAGATGTCCAAACGTCTGAGTTAGCCACTTTATTCCTCATGAATTTCCTTCGGCCAGTTGATATTGTGTCACTACTGCTATAAGACGTGTATTCTTGATATGCATACGTGCTGAAATTATAAACCATTAAATAACCATTGTTATTAACAGGAGCATTTAATGTTGTTGTCGCACCACTCATGTAATAGAATCCAGTTTCGATGACAGTATTGAAATCTGCATCTTCACAGTACTTTGCGAGACCGTTATCCTGAGTTATTTTAAAGAGCTGTGAGTCGTTCCACTTGTCTTTATCTGATTTTGTTACGTGGATATCTGTTTTATTAGCATGTGCATCTATTTTCTTTTGAGACCCCTCTGTAGTTTCTGATTCAATCCATGCTGTCCATGTTGTAGAATCGTTTTTTCTTATTCTAAAAAATGACTGCTCTCCCTTAATTCCGTCATAAGCTATTTGAACAAGTGTGTTTTTATAGCTCATCACAAGGAGAAAACACTGATTTAGGCCCGGACCGTTCAAGCCGTCATTGTATATTAAGTACATACCAGTATCGGTTAAATCATTATAATCAGTAATTTCGGTCACACTCTTGTAAAAGACCCTTCCATCATCACCTGATATCTTACTTAACTGAGCGTTGTTCCACTTTGACCTTTCAGCAGCAGTAATGTGAATCGTACCATCATTCACATGCTTGTCAAAATCCTTCTTCGCCGCCTGCTGCACATTATCTACGTTCCCCAGCCCGATTTGCGCCTTTGTTGTGTTGTGGGGGTTGTTCATGTCGTTTTTGTGGGCAGCCAGGTCTGTGTGGGCGTCTTTTATTCCTTTTTCCCAGCGGTTGACGTCATCTTCGTTGATGGGGTCGTCCGGAAGCCAGTCTGTTTTTTCTTCGTATGCCATGTTTACACCACCTCAAAAGTAAATCTGAAATCAAGTGTTCTGTTTTCGCTGACGTCCAGGTCAGTCTTTCTCTCTGTGATCACATTGCCCAGCTCGTCAAAAATTTGTACCGTTTCGATATGCTTGATGTCTTCCTCACGTTTTGTCAGAATGGTGACGGTCGCACCGTCAATGGTGAGATCTACTATTTCTGTTTTTTGGCCGTTGAGCAGCACGTGATCGATTCTGCTTTTTAGATCAGCCGCTGTGCGTTCTCTGTATATGGTTGAAATCAAGTTAAGACCACCTCATTATTGTTAAGAGTGACAGAATAACCGACCTTGAGCTCACTGGCTGTTCGGTATCTGCGATGATTCAGGATAACTGTGTCTTTGATTTGCAGCGTCTCGTTCAATCCGCCTCTGAGCGTATACGCCAAATGAGCGGGCTTCATGTTTTCTATCGCTTCGATCAGCTCATTCATGTGCTGGAGGTCATCAACATTGATATCGACGTTAAATCGGTATTCGCCGGGAATCAGGCGGACCTGTGCAGACGGGTTTTTCAAGAAACGGTTTACCGCCTGCTCAATGGCCCTGTATGTGATTGGCGGGATGTTCGACATTTTGGAAATGAGCCTCAATCGTCTGATCTCATCAGTGTCACCTGATTCCCGCGGTACGTTTAAAATCTTTTCCCAGCGGCTGAGCCCCCATGTCGCCGTCGGCACGAATAACTGATCCGTCAGATCAAATATGCTGTCATTTTGTTTATCAAACTCAGGCGCTTCCGCTTTCAGCAGCTCAGCCATTTCTTTAAGGCTGGTGAGAAACGGCGGCAGATAAGCTCGCATGTCATCTTGTTTGCTCAATGATCTTCACCTGCCCAAGCTTAGGAATTTCCACGTCGCTCAGCACCAGATTTTCAGACGTGCCGTTGATTTGAATATTGGAGTAGTCACTGACTGATGGTGAATTATAGACGATATTGTTAATTTGAGAAAGGCGGATGACGTTATCTTCAAACGCCATTTTCTTAAAGAGATTTAAAACGCCTTCCTCAATTTCTGACTTCACTTCATCAATTGAGTGATTGATCTCAGGCAGCACTTCGGCAGAAATCTCAACTTCTTTCCAGACCGCGCTCTCCACTGTGACAACGGCTCCGATTGGCGCCTGTCCCTCTCCCTGTCCTGGTTCAGGGTCGATATAATCTTTCACTTTTTGAATTAAAATAGGAGAAGCGGGCTCAAGATTCGCATTGGTGACGACAATTTTGACCGTGCCTTCACCGTTCCAAAGCGGGAAGATCTTTGCCTTTCCCACACCGTCCACTTCCTCAGCCCACTCTTTATAATGCATTTTATTGGCACTGACGGCCTCACGCCGAACCCTTGTAAAATACCGTTCTCGCAAGCTGTCATCTCCCTCTTCTTCGCGCCCCGGAATCAGGATTTCTTTGACAATGGCCGTTTCTAAACCGGGAATGGTATCCAATGACAGTAAATTGCGTCCGGTCAGGTTGGCGTTTCCTGCTTCACCAGGTGTTTCACAGATGAGCGTCCCGTCTGCCGTATATTGAAAATAAAGATTATCCACGTAAAAGCGGGAGCCGACAGAAATAGTAACTCCAGATGTAAACTCTCCCGCTCTGACAGCCTTTGTCGCGGCAGTTCTTTCAATTCCCGCTTCCGCTGCACGCCTGTCTAAAAATTCGCCTTGTGCGGTATCAGAAAAAACTAGCTCAAGCACAGTATCCAGCCATATATAAGACTTCGCAAGCTCGGCCGCCGCCGGGGCTAACGCATTATAAATGACGCTGCCTTCTCTTGTGTCAATATCTGCGGAAATGCTGTTCAGCATACGCTCCATAATCGCTTCAAAAGTCTGATCTTCAAACATCTTCGCCAATCACCTCCTCAATCTCAAGCGTTCCTTCATCCGTCTCCACCACGAAGGACACATGAAACGCGTCGCCTTGTTTTTCAATCTCAAAATCTGTTACAGCCGATATCCGGTCATCATAAACCAGCGCCTCTTCTATCAGCCTCGGGATCTCCATCTTTTTATAGGCATCAGTTGTCTCATGATCGGTCAGCACGTCCTGAAGCTCGTTTCCGACATTATGGCTGTATATGGAATACGCATAGCGTTCTGTCTGTAAGGCGATATACACGAACTGCCTGATCGCTTCAAGCCCGGTAATCAGCTCATTCGTAATTCTTCCGTTTTCAAAATCTATTTTGTACGTTTGCGAGGTTTCAATGATTTCACTCACATCTTCAATATCTTCAAACTCCACTTCTGGTGTCAGGGCCATGATGCCCACTCCTTTTACATGCTAAATAAAAACCCCTTCGTACTGAAGCGGTTTGTCTATACCTTATCTAAAATAAAAAACGATTGCCCGCCAGTCAGAGCCGCGGTCATGAGGCGATCCCCCGGTTCGAGTGCATCGTCTCCTCCGGACTGCATTCGTTTTGGGATAATGATGGCGTCTTCCGGTATGATCAGTTTGCTGTTTTCTTTTAATTTGATTTCCACAGGAGAAACCGAAACGACTTCAGCCGGGAGCAGTTCTACCGGAGACTCAGCGTCAATTGCGCCGACTGCCAAATGTTTTATAGCCTCACTTAATCTCATCAGGATACTCCTTCCGGCATCGTATTCTTTTCGACAACATCGATCGTCATCGTATGTTTCGTTCCTTTAAATTCATGCCGGTCCGTATCTACCCAATAGGTTTTCTTGATGCCGGCCTCTGGAATCGAAATATAGACGGGCAAGCCGCTCTGCACTTCCGGAATGCCCACTGCCTGAATATTTTTCAGTTCTTTTTTCACGCCCTTTTTTTCAGCAAGGCGTACATCTGCCCGCTGCTGAAGCTGTGCCTGGTTGATGTCATCTGTGACCGTTTCCGTATATTGAAGCACACCGTATTTATTTAAGCCTGAACTGTCCTTGGCAGAGGCTTTATATGTCTTATTGTCCTTCTGCCGGCGAAGCACCACCCGAGTAGCAGTATCGTTTATAGAAGTGCTGTATTGGTAGCCCGTGATATTGACGCCCGTTTCAAGCACCCATACTTCTGACGGATCTGGCCAAGCGCGCAGACCGAGCTTTCCTTTTTCCGAATACAGCTGGTAATGTCGTCCTGTCTGGCTTTTCGTCTGTTTCAGCGCTTTTAATATGATGTCATACAATGTCGTATCATTTTTAATGACAAGACTTTTGATCGTATGGCCTGTGTTTGCGATCGAGGTTGTCGGTATCTGGAAGTCACTAGCAATCCTTCTGATGATCTGGTCGGCCCGCTGATTGGAAAACACGTACATATCCTGGTTTTTGACCAGGTATTGAAGCATGTCATAAGCGCTGAAGGCAAGCGTATGCTCGTCCGGGGTTCTTGCAAAAACAATGCCCCGAAAAAGCTCTTTTCCCTTCCATTTAAACAAGACCGTATCTCCTTCTGAGACACTGTAATACGTCTGGTCGCCCTGTTTGGTGACGATGGTCGCTTCAATGGAGCGCGGCGCCTGATAACGATGGCCTTCAAGCGATACGCTTTCTGCAACCAGCTCAAGCCACTCTGTGTCTTTAATGACGAACAGTTCTATCATCATACATCACCTGTTTCATTGCGGTATCTTTAATTTTTGGCCGGGAAAAATCCAGTGGCCCGGCTGCCTGATGTTCCGTTTGCTTCGTTTGATCATTGCTGTTTTATTGGCGTTCCAAATTTTGCGCCATTGAGTGCTGTTCCCGTAAAATCTGCCTGCAATGTCCCATAGCGTGTCTCCCTTTTTCACTATGTACGTCTTCGGCGCAGCCTTCGACGGACGTTTTGCCTTTGTTTTTTTCTTTTGCTTGATTTTCCGCGGGGAAGCGGTTTTGTATTCTTTTAATTGAATATCAAAGGAACGATCACCTATATCCTGCTGGCCTTCGCTATAGGAAAAACCTTCAATACTGCATGTTAAATTCACTTTAGTTCCCGTAATCAAAAACTGAACCGGTTTTTTGGCCTTCATCCATTTTTCAATTTTTGTTATCGCATTTTCCGGCGACGGGAAGGTTTGATATTCAGCTATTGGGCTGTATTTCTTCGGAAAAAACGAAGAGAACGAAATTTCTTTCGCTCCTTGTTCGTCAATAAATGTAAGGTCACCGAACTTGGCTACTTTAACCGTCTCATTCTGAATCGTATTTGAAATATTCAGCTGGTCGGGAAGAACGGGGAGCCGCAACTTGTCCTTCCCTTGTGAAATCCAAAATTCATATACGGATTTAGTCAAATGCAACGACTCCCTTCGTTCCAATATTGATATCCTTTTGCAATTCATCTATAAGCGCCTGCTTGATTTTCGCTGCAAGGCTTTCGGCGTCTTGTCCATTATGGAAATGCTGGTCTCCGTTAAACTCAATCTTTATTTCTTTCGTTCCGGCTGTTTGTATCGTTTGCCGTGTACCGGATGTAACTGCTGAAACTTGTCCTGAAGAAAGCTCAGACTGCTGGGATTGAGACGGATCTGTCACTTCCATTCCCAGAGCTTGCGCAGCTCTCTGAAGGAGGTAGCGGCCTCGGATGCCACGTTCCTCTGGGATGATCCATTCCCGCTTGTTTCCTTCACCGACACGTGCAATTTGTTCTTTTGTAATCAGCCCGCCGTTTGCGTAACCGACATAAGGTCCGCCATGCTTCATGCTTTTAATACCAGGTACATTGTCAATAGAGCCGTATCTGCTTTTGATGTAGCCGATTGCGGCAGCAGCGTTATGAATCGGGTTTCTAATGTTACCCATGCCTGGCGCTTTGTGTGCGTTAAAAGTGGTTGGTACTGTCTGCATGAGCCCTTGGGATGGATTGCCTGCCTTCGCGTTACTATCCCACAGGTTAATGGCGTTAGGGTTGCCTCCTGATTCAAACTTTGCAATTGTCATCAATCCCGGAAGCCAGCTTAATGGTGTTTTTGTGGCCATCATTGCAGCCATAAGCCACTGCTTCACATTTCCACCTACTGCACCCATTCCGGAATAAGCAGCTGCCAGTGATCCAGCTTGCTTTTCAGCATATTTTTTCACATCGACAGAATCCAGACCTTTTACAACACCAACGGAGGCAAAACGCCCTAAGCTCATCATGACACGAGAAGGTGAATGGATATCTAGCTCCTCCCGGAAAGCTTTCTCGACTTTTTTTGCTAGTTCCTTGGCAGCTTCATGAACTTCACTTGCTTTTGAAGTCATGCCTGAAACAAAATTCCCGATCATTCCGGTTCCCCAACCGTTTGATGATTCTTTAGACTTTAAAAACGGCTTATTCACATGAGTATTTACATACTGATCAGTGCCAGTTTGTGAACTATTTTGACCGGAAGCAAACCCTTTGATCGTACCAGTTCCCCATGAAGAGGATTTATTTACAGTGTTCTGGAATGGTGTTTTGACTTTCGTCTGCAAGAAGCCATCTGTTCCGGTTGCCGTACTGTTCTGGCCGTTAGCATAACCATTGACCACTTGTTTTCCGTAATTCGGAGAGTAAGAGATCAAGTTTTTCATAGGCTGTCCAACATTTTTCTGTTTCCAAGCGTCCATAGAAACGACATTATCCCCAATACCTTGATCAAAGCCCTGCGTGAACTGTTGACCAAAAGAAGCAGCCTGTTCATTAAGGCTCGAGGTGTCAACGGTAGGAGATACTGTAGCAGAAACTGTTGATCCGCCGGCTAATGGAGAAACAGCAGCTTCTCCACCTGCAGATGAAGCAGAAGCCATGTCATCAACAACGCTCATCCCTAGTTTAGAAGCGGCCTGAGAAAGAAGCATTTTACCGCGACCCTTGTTGTTATCAACAGGGATCACAAACTCCTTGCCCGCTTCACCAATCCATGAAATGGTTGGTTTCGTAATATAGCCGCCCGTCGCTTTCCTTTCAAGGACGCTTTTTTGTTTAGGAAAAACACTTGTTGGCCCTGATGATTGCGACTGAACAAGACCAGCAATTCCTCCACCACCGCTAGTATTTTTACCAGATGAAGACTTACCGGATTTCTTTGTTGTCAATCCCGTAGCTTCCTCGCCTCTCCCTATGATATTGCCTATGATCTCCCCTCCAGCGTCAGCTAGTCCTTTTAGCTTAATGACCCACCAGAAGGTCTTTTCAAACTTCCTCTTAATTCCGTCAGCAATATCACCTAATGGATCACCAACATTTTCACGGAACCAAGTTTCAACGTCTTTCCATGCGTCTGTCACTGCGGTTTTTGCCGATTCAAATTTTTCCGAAATGGATTTTTTGGCATCCTCCACTTTTGAAACAATTGGATTCCAAACATTTTCACTGAACCAAGCCGAAACTGCACTCCATTTATCAGATATCCACGTCCATGCTTCGTTAAGCTTTGTCCAGATCCAGTTTGCCGCATTAGTGACAGCATCACTTACCGGCGTCCACACATTTTCCATAAACCAAGTGGAGACTGTAGACCATAAATCCGAAATAAATGTCCATGCTTCGTTGATCTTCGTCCAAATCCAATTTGCTACGTTACTAACTGCGGTACTGATCGGATTCCAAACGTTGTCATAAAACCAAGTTGCCACCTGAAGCCATTTTAATTGGATCCAGATTCGTGCATAATCAATATGTGCTTGGATCCAGCCAGCCACAGTTGCCACTGCGTTACTAATTGGATTCCAGACATTATCCATGAACCAGGTTGAGACAGTGGACCATGTATCTGAGATCCAAGTCCAAGCATCATTTATTTTTGTCCAAATCCAATCAGCAGCATCGGTGACACCGTCAACTAATGGATTCCAGACATTATCCATGAACCAAGTTGAGACAATCTTCCAGAGTGCTTGGATACCATCCCAAGCAAATAGAAAGGCACCTACTATTAAATTTATAATCGGAACTGCCGTGTTATAAATAGGTGTCCACACGTTATCCACAAACCAGGATGATACGTCATTCCAGGTATCAGTCAGCCATTTCTTAGCATCCTCGAATTTGTCAGTGATCTTATCAATCTTATCGCCGGCCCAATCACTAACAGGGGTCCAGACATTATCCATAAACCAATCTGAGAAATCAGACCAAGTATCCTCGATCCAATCAACGGCTTTTCCTGCACCGTCCTGAATTCCATCCCATGCTTTAGAAGCGCCGCCATCATCAAACCATTTGCCAATGGATGATCCTAAATCTGAACCCCCGATGCCACCTGCAATACTACCGACAACGCCGCCGACAGCAGTGCCAACAACGGGGACGACAGAACCAATGGCTGCACCCGCGGCTCCTCCTGCAGCAGCTCCGCCAAGATTCCCGGCAAAGGAACCAACTTTCTCACCTGCATTTTCTTTGTTCATCCCGAGTAAGTCGGTTGCCGCTAATGCAGTTCCCAAAAGAGGGATACCTTTCGCAAATTTCCCCAAACCTTTTAAAGGCGTTAAAACTTTCCCCCATTTTGATGAGTCGGTGGCAGCGGACCTCATACCTCCGAACCAGTTTCTGAACTTAGAACCAGAATTTCTTCCGCTTGTGGCATTTTCTCCTGATGTACCGCTCTGACGTCTTCGTAATACCTCGCCTGGAACTCTCAGTGTTCGTCCTGAAGTCCTTGCACTTGTCGGACTTTTTCTTTTTTTATATCTTTTGTTGACTTTGCTTCCAGAGCTATTACCTCTGCACCCACAGCAGCAGCAACAGCATCTCTGCCCGGTGTTGCGTTTATTAACTTTCTCATTACTCTGCGTATTCCCAGGCGCAGTATTTGCTTCATTATCATTTTTTTTCAATCCAGGAATTTTTTCAAATAACGAGTCAAGAATCGTTTCTATCACTTTATCTTTAAAAGCTGTTCCGAAGTCTTCTAATGTTTGCATAAACCAATTCTTTTTTTCTTCCGGTTTCTTCTCGTTGATCTTATCAGCAGCTAATTTTTCTTTAGCGATAATATTAACTGTATATGTTTTTTCAAAATCTTTTAAAAGTGCTGTAATTCGATTAACGGTTTTTGTTATTTCATCAATCACTTTTAATTTAACTGTATATGTTTTTTCAAAATCTCCTAAAAGGGCTGTAATTCGATTAACAGTTTTTGTTATTTCATCAATCACTTTTAATTTAACTGAATATCCATTTTTAAGGTTCTTTTGCAAATATCCCAATATTCGTTTTGTAGCTGGGGTGATTTGATCATTGACGAAAAAACCGACTGAAAACTGATTTCCGCTCAACATTTTTCTTATTTTTTTATAAGCATCTGTTACATGTTCAATTAGACTTACAGTAATATTTCTTTCTATTGGGAGCCGTTTCAGCTTATGCTCAATAACATTAAGTCCGGCAGTAGCCTGATCATCAAGAACCACTTTAACTTCAAGTGATTTTGCGAATTTCAAAACAATATAGTCATTGATCTTTCTCAATCTGTAAAAGGCTTGATCCTCTGCCTTAATACTGATTTTGATTTGTCGATTAATGGTTTTCACCTTTTTTTCGACCATTTGAAACCCTTTATGAATTCGTTTTAACTTTTTAGAAACTTTATCTTCCAGGTCAAAACGAGCTGTCAATTTAGCGATATTATGTACCTCCTTTCCTCGATTCTTTTTCCATTAATTCAAGCTTATATCCAATCAGTCCATACAACAGCGCCTTGAAGTTTCGAGGCGCTTCATACAGTTCTAATAAATCTGATGGAGAATAATGAAGCTCGTGCATCGCATAGTAGAGATACACGGCTTCTTTATGCCCATCCTTGATTAGTTTTTTGCTTCTTCTTCCAGATCCTCTAATTCATCTTCAAATCCATTAATCTCAATCGCTTTGTTTAACCAGTTCGCATACTCGCCTCCAACTGAGAGCACGCGTTTCGCAACTTCTACCGGGTCAGCCGTTTTGTAAGCTTCTCGAAGCTCTTTTGAACGGAAGTCCGGATAAACGGTTGATTCGACTGCGATTCGGGCATAAAAGCGTTGGCTGTCTAAATCTTTTACACGGCCTCTGCCTTTGACATTTTTATACGTTGTTGTTTCTTTCTCCAATTCATCAATGCGCTCCGTCGTGATCGCTTTAAAAATAAATGGCACGATGTTCCCTTTTTTATCAACAAAACGCTTTGAGATCGGCACTTTGATTTCCTCAGCTTCAATTGTTTTTCCCGGCATAAAAAAGGAAAGATCATATACGTTCTCGTTCTTCTCGCTCATGTAAAAAACTCCCTTGTCTATTGTTTGGTTTCATCTTTTAAAAACAGACCTTTCTGAGAAAGGTCTGCGTATGGGCTGATTCAGCTTTGATTAAAACGTATCAGATAGCTTTTCAGGGACGTCGAAGTCTTCGAATGTAAATGGAACTTCTTCCTCTAACGCTTCTGAATCGACATCAAGGCTTGCGATTTTGGCAGAGTCAAAGTTGACGTCGTACAGCGTGACTCGCTCTGTGCCCCGGCCGGAGGATTGATCATCCAGCACGGCTTGGAGCGTGAAATAAGGGTCGCTGCCTTTTTTGACATAGTCCATCATCAATAGCACGAATTTTGATGTGACTTTGTAGAACGTCGCGGTCCCTGTTCCATTTGCCCCTGTTGTTTTATGGCCTGTCATGCGGCGGCCCATAATGTTGACTTCAGATTTGTTTTTCTCAACGTTTGCTTCAAATGTTTTGATGTGCGCCATTTCCTCGCCATCGAGGAATAAACGGCCTTCTTTTCCTGAAATTGTGTTTTGTGCTTTTAATGCCATATTAGTTTACCTCCACATTAAAGTAGAATTTTTCTGCTGCGTCGACAGGCTGTACAGCCAGGTCAATCAAGAAGCCGTCACGATCTTCATTCATTGAAATTGTGATATCTTCATCGGAATCAAAGCCAGTGATGCCGCCTGCATCCTGAAGTGTTGTCATGTATTGCGTGATCATCGTTTTTACATACTGCAGTCCGTCTTCAGATGCCGGGATATCGCTTCCGCTGCCTTTTCTTGATTTAATTAAGGCTTTCAGCTCGCGTGTTAAATCATTATTCACAGCATCCAGGACACGAACGATTTTGTTCTTCGCAAATTTCTTGTTTTTCTCAGCTGTGAACGTCACGAGTGAGTTAATGTCCTTTTCTACGCTGACGGATTTATCACGGGCGTCGAATGTGAATAAAAATTCACCTTTACCCAGACGTTCAACAATCGTATCGTGGTCAAGGCGGTGTAACACATCAACGGCGCCTTCGTACTCTACAAATGTGAGTGATTGGTTAAAGGTTGCTCCTGCACTCGCTCCAGCTACCCAAGCTGTTGCTTTGTCGGGTGTAACTTCCGTGCCATCTTCAAGCAGCACACCCTCAGTTACGTTGATGATGCCTTCATAATCACCGGCATAATTGGCTGTGACGCCTTGCACTTTTTGTCCTTGGCCGTCGCGCAGGCGTTTAATGAAAGCAGCAAACGTCGCTTTCAACTGGTCACCTTCTGCAACAGGCAGCGCAATCACATCAAAGCTCTCCGTTTCAGCCGCGGCTAAGAAATCTGTATAGTCAGAGTTGACAGGGGCTTTATCCGTACCGCCAGATAAACGGATGCCCGCGGATGCATTCAGCGTCTCAGCTGCAGTGTCTCCTTCTGATCCAGTGAGAGGAATCGTTGAAGAAAGATCGCCTGTTCCGGTAAAAGTGACATAGCCGTTAGCTGTTAATTCTTCAGCCTTTTTGACAGTCTGTTTATCAACCTCTGATTCGTCCATATATGTTGTCACATCGAAAGAATTAGCATCCAGCACATTTTGATTGATGCGGATGATAATGTCATTTCCTTTTGTTCCGCCATATACTGCAGTTGCTTTGACGCCTTCAGCAATATCAGCAGACGCTCGGACACCTTCGGTTAGACGGTACATCAATACCGTTTTCGCATTTTTCTTCGCTTCACGCAGCAGCAATAAAGACGGGTCATCAATGCTGAGGCCCACTTTTTTGTTTAGGTCTTCAACGCTGGAGATGGAGACGAACGTTTTCGCTTCGCCCCAGCTTGATGCGACCGGAAGTGCGACTGTTCCCCGTTCACTGAGTGATACCCGCTCCTGTGCCGTCGTTTTAAAGTTAAAATAAATGCCTGCACGTTCTTTTTCTTTGCCTGTTGTAAATGTTCCGCCATTCATGATGACATGACCTCCTTGGTTAGAAATGTTTGAATCAATTGGTTGGCTTCTGATTTCGTCATACGTGGTTGATCCACGCCAAATAAAGCCCCCTGAAGAATATCCGGCTTAACGCCGAACAGTTCCTTCGCGTGCTTAATCAAATCCGCTGTATCAAATAGAGCTTCCCGGCTCTTTGTATGTACAGCCTTCTTCTGTTGTTTGTACTTTGACACCGTTTATTTCACCCCGCTGTTCATGTCGATATCCTGTAAGACAGGCTGTTCTATTTTGTGATAATAATATCGGCTGCTCCACCTGATCACCATGGCCGCCTCGCCCCTGTCTCCTACCCTTGTCTCGATTTGGGAGATGCGAACCATATCCCCCGTCTTCTCGCCGGATTCACTCAGCAGCGGAATCATATTTCTCGCTTCTCTGATGGCATCCGCGAGCCTGTCCGCTTCATCCAGCGCCTGAACGGAGTCCAGATGAAACAGTTTTACATTGAGACTGTAGGTTTTTTTAAATGTGGAGACCGTATCTGTTTCCTCGAAAACAGATGGTGGCGGGACGTATAACGCCGGCACCTGAAAGTGATCAGGAAGCTCGCGTTCATAAATGGGAACAGACCACCGGCTGTACAAAAACGCCATGATCGATCCTGTTTCACTGTTCATCCTGCTCCTCCTTTACAGCTTCTTCAGCCACTGGCGCAGTTTGCTTTCCAGCGATTTTTCAAACAGCTGTTCATATAAAAGCAGTGCATGATCCCAGTAACCCGTGCCCGGTATCCATTTTCTCTTGAGCGCTATTCCCGTTGAAGCCGCTGGATCATAAATAAACCGTGAGCCTTGAAAACGCCCCGGCACCCATCTCACATCTTGTTTTGACGTCCAATGGCCGTCATTAAGAAATGAGGCGTAATCAAGCTGTGTCCCCACCTCAAGCGAAAGCCCGCCGCTTTGCACAATCCAGAGATTGTCCTCTGCGCCTTTCTCAAAGGAACTGAGCAGTTTTTCTGTATCAATCGTTTGTGCGCTGATGAGTTCAGATTGGACGATCTTCAGAAAATCTTGCCCGCACTCCTCAAGCCACCGGGACGCCTGTCTGGAAAAACCGCCTGAAGCCGCTTCTTTTAATGCCGTGTTCAGCTGTTTCAATCCCGCTATTTTCATAGGCTTTCATCCCTGACTGCGACGACCTCCCAATGATGATGCCTGATCCTTTTCGGCAGCTTTAATATATATTTATGATTCTCCCAAATGATTTTATCGTTCACGCGGATGTCCGCTGACAACGGAAAATGGACGAGAAAGCTATGATATACAGTTTGATCCGGCTCCTCCTGAATCAGCTGCTGCGTTTTTTCGGTAAAATAACAAGGGACATCTTGTTCATCGGGTGTCTCCGGATATGAAATCACCGGCTGCAGCCTGTCTGCCGGAATCCCAAATCGGCCTGCAGACGGCGCTTGGGCTGCTTCATGATAAATATCGCAGCGGTGAATGAGCATCTGCCTGTAGCTCATAAAGATCTCACCTTCAGTCTGGAGGATTCAGGGATGTAGCTCGGCTTGATAAACTCTTCGAGCAAATGATACACCTCAGGCCGCTGAATCCCGCCTTCTCCGGAAACCGTGTAGGAATAATCCCCCATTTTCTCAGACTGATAGCTTGATGAGGCAGATTCATCGCTGTTGACAAGCGCAAAATACTGGGCAAGCTTTACTAAAGCCAACTTCACCTTACCGGGCAGCGGATCATACAAGCTGTCTTCAAAGCGGTGGCCCGTGATGAGAGCCGCTTCTGCTTCCGCCTCGATGATATCCTGCGCCAGCAGCTCTTCCGGCCTGTTTTTCACCCGATCATAAACCGAATAGGAGGCTACGTCAGTCGGTTCAATGAGCATGAGCTGACCACCTCGTTTCTTTTATTCTTTTACGTTAATTAATTTCGCGCAGGCATCCTCTTCCTCGAACTTGCTGTCCAGCTTGGCCGTTAAGACAATAATGAATTTACGGGAGCGGATGTCTTTGTCGACTTCAATTCGGATATTGCGGGAGAAGCCGAGAATGATATTTTTCGGATGTGTGAGAATGATATCCGAAGCGTCATATTGCGCGTCTCCCTCACCGACTGTGTACGGCTGAATATTGGATACTCCTTTGACCGGTACGCCGAATGCTGTTGACAAGCCGCCCTGAACAGCCTGGTCCCCAAGGTTTGTCTGGCGGTCTGCCACGCGGTCCTTCCATTCAACTTCTAAGCCGTGAGACGTATAGAATCTAAATTCCTGAGGGATGCGCAAATATTTTGGCGGAACTGCCTTTAAGCCCTTCTTGAATGTCGCTCTGGACAGTTCTTCACCGTTCATGTCAACGATATGGGAAACTGCCTGTTTGCGGATGCCGTCCAGCTGTGCCAGATACGGATCAGCTGATGCTGTATCACCGTTAACGATCAGCTCTTCAATATCAACTGCTGCGCGCTCTGCTAAAATTTGCATGATTGTCTGCTGCAGGCCGTCTTTTTCAATATTGTTTTCAAGTGTGTCATACGTAATGTTAATTTCCGCAATGACTTCCTTCGTGTTCAGCTGGACAGTGCTTGTCGTTGGAACTGTCAGCTCGTCGTTTGACAGTGCTTTTCCTTCTTGCGCAGCCCGCAGAATACGCTGGCCGAAGCCGATTTTTTCAAATTTTTGCGAATCGTTTTCCATTTGAATCACGCGGGATTCACTGAAAATGGTCGGCGTGTTTTGCACCATGCGGATAAAAGCCGATGCTTGCGCAGGGTTCATAAGCCCGCCGCTTTTTAAAGCAGAAAGCGACATTTCCGCTTTCCGAATGATCTCTTGATTTCTCAATTGATTTCCTCCTCCTTGACTGGTTTTACAGCAGTCCGCTCCAGATTGATTTTTTGACTTGCTCTGTATTGCCGCCCGTATCGTCCGCTGTCTGCTTAGACGCGCCTCGCGCTTTTTCCAAAGCCTCAATGCGTTCGATCAGCGGAGCAAGCATATCTTCAACGAGCTTTTTCAGACGCTCGTCATCACCCGTCTGCTCCGGCTTTTCCTCCGTGTCTGTGTTTTTTTCAATCCGCTCAAGCCGTTTGAGCAGAGGGTAAAGCGCATGCTCGAATGATTCTCTCATGTCTTCTTTTCTCATTTCTTCAGTCTCCTTCCCTGTTTTGTCAGCAAGCATTTGCTTGAATACACTAAAGAACCCTGCTTTTTCGACCGGTTCTTCTTCATACACATCTGCAGTGCCCGCCATGCTGTAGCCGGTGATGATTCCAGCCTTGATCTGTTCCCACACCTCGTCAGACGCTCTTGTCACGAGCACCCATGAGCCCTTTGTAATCCGCTTTGACCCGATCATAAAATCATCGGGCGCCACATAGGACTCGACCACGACGCCGGTTCCGCCCTCAAAGCTGTGATTGATATCAATCTCCCGTGCCTCCGCGAGAAAACCGTGCGCCGCTTTTTCAATTTCCTCGGCGGTCATAAAATCGCCGTGGGCATCAGGAACATCAGGCTCATACACGATTCCGTACACGAGCTTTTGTTCATCCTGCTCACTTTTTGTAAACAGCCGAACCTTTTTTTCAAATGA